CGTTGTCGGCAGGTAGTATCCGTTCTTGACGTACCGATTGAAGTCATTCTTGGGCATTCGGATGACGTGGGTGTAGCGTGGGCTGGTGTATAAATCTTTGCTCTCTGGAGCCACGACGAAGTCTTCGGCCTTAACAAACGAACTGCACTGGCGGTCTAGGTTGGCATCCCACCAAACCTTCTTAAACGTGTGGCCGATCAGCGGAAGGTGAAACAGCATCTGATCCAGATCAGGGAAATACTCAGGCATTTCCTGCGTGATCTGGTAGTTCATAAATTCTCTGACCCTGCGGCCCTGCTCTTCGATTTCCTCATCGGGCTGACCAATGATGACCGACTTGATTGGGCCACCTGACGGGTAAAGCTCTGCAATGGCCTTGGCATTAAACTGGGTTGCCGCTTCTGCGATCAGGGGGTGAACAACGATGGACAGGCCACGGGTGGCTCTCTCGTCTTCGCTTTCATCTAAGCCCCCGTCTGGGTCTAGAGTTTTAAGGCCAGCCTTGTACCGGGTCTTCCATTCATCTCTGGCGGCTTCATCGTTTTCGTAATACGACACAAGCTCCGCGCCCTTGGCCGATAATTCCCGTGCGTCGATCTCTTCTGCGAGGTTTGCATCAAAGCCGCTGTCGCTCTCATCGATATCGTCTAGCTCTGGATCACCGATCAGCACGTCACCGTCTGGAAGGGTTTCGACCATCAGGTCATCTGCGGGTGCGCCCTCGGCAAACGGGATTACATTTGGATCAGCCATAGAGAGTTATCCTTTGCGTCTCTGGTTCATCGTCTTCGTCTGGGTCTGCCGAGTGGCCTAAGAACCAGCCCTTACGCAGTCTTAGCCACGCTTGGGTGCAGGTGTCAACGACATCGTCATTTTTTGCCGCTGGAAAACTGGCACATATTGAGATCAAATCTTCGGCCCATTTGCGTTTCGGGTAGTAAATTCTGCCGTCCTCTAGCAGTGCCGACGATGCGTGGGCGCGAGCCACCTTATCACGATCTGGGCTGTAGGCCAAGACAGGCACCCCAGCCTGCCTCAAGTCATGCAAAAGGCTTGCTCCGCTGGCCTTCTTCTCTATCAAAACTGCGTCTGGCTCCCAGTCATCGTATGCCTCCTGCGCCAGCTTGCGTAGCTCTGGATAGTTAACTTTATCGTACCACATATCCAACACAATCAGGCAGTCGTGACCATTGTGTTTAAACACGCCCCACGTTGTTCTGGCGCTGTAGCTGGAGCTTTCTTTGGTTTCAAAGGCTGTATCCCAAGACTGGATTACATAAGATACTTCGGGTAGCTCTTCGCGCTCCCACGGCACCCACCAGCTTGACTTGAGGATACCACCGCCCTTGGGGCTTGGCCGCTGCTGTAGCTGCCCTGCGGCTGCGTATGAGCCGAGAGACCGCTCTAGGGTGGTCAGGGTATTCTCATCCATCCTGTCGGGCCACAGTAGCTCTCCCTCTTCTGTGCGGGGGTCTGTGAAGCCAAGGCTTGATCTGTTTTGCGTAGGGTGGCCGATTTCGTATCTGGCAGGCAGGCATAGGTGATCCCACTCATTGCCTAGCTCATTTGCGAGTATATGGCCCGTGAGGTCTTGTTCGTGCAATCTTTGCATGATGATGACAAACGCGCCCGTCTGCGGATCGTTAAGGCGTGTCTGCATGGCTTGGTCCCACCACTCCAGAACGCCCTCCCTAACTTTAGAACTATCTGCTTCTATCGAATTGTGAGGGTCATCTATACATATGATATCTCCCCCATCCCCAGTCAAAGCGCCCCCGACACTGGTTGAGATGCGAAATCCCGTCTTATCATTTTCAAATCTTTGTTTGGCGTTTTGATCGTCGGTGAGCTTAAACTTGTCACCGAAGTGCGCCTTGTACCACGGGCTGTCGATCAGCCTTCGGCACTTAACGCTATCCCTGATCGACAGGGAGGCGGCGTATGACGCAAATAAGAATTTTTTAGACGACTGCGATGCCCAAGTCCACGCAGGCAGCGCCACGGCCACGCTGATGGACTTCATGTGTCGTGGCGGCACGTTGATGATCAGGCGCTTGATGTCGCCCTCAACCACGGCTTGCAGGTGATCACTGATGGCATCTATGTGCCAATTGTTTTTGAACTCAACGCCCGGTTCAATCGTCGGCCAAGCTGCCTTCGTAAACTCCCTCAATGATCTGCGGTAACGCTCCGCTTGAACTTGCTCCAGTGTCAACTTGCTTAAAAGCTGCTGCAATTGCGCTGAGTTGGTCATCGCTCACCCTCGTTAAATCTATGACATTTTTATGTTCGACAGTGGTTGCGACCTCATGCTTGTTCGACCAGTTGTCTTTGTCCCTGTTATTTAGGTAATAAATAATAGCGACATTATCGCGCTCGACGGTGGCATTTTCAAAGAGGGCGTTGGTTACTTTACTGAGGCCAATTGCCTTCCCTTTTTTTATAGTCTCTAAAAACTCTAAATATTGTGCCTGTTTATTGTAAATAGTTGCGGGTGAAACGCCCAAGCAAATAGCAATTTGATTAACGGTTAATCCACGTCCTGCCATCTCTTCGACTTCTTCCAGAACTTCTGGCGTGATTTCAAACTTAGGTCTACCTACAGGATTTTTTGATTTTTTCTTTGCCATGACGTTACTCCCTTAAAATTACATATAATACAAAATTATATTAAAAAAAAGGTTTGTTGTTTTGGTAGTAAAAAAATGCCCCGCGAAATAGCGGGGCTAGTTTGAGCAGAAAGTGCATTTAGATTGATAGCATTGCCACGATTGCAATTACAACTGTTATTACGAATGCGGCACCAGCGATGACTTCTTTTTTCCATCCATCTGGTTTTTTGTCATGGATTTCCATGTTGCCTCTCATATCGATTGACACCCACTGGCCGCTCTTGCAGGGGGTTTCTGCTGCTTGTGTGTATACAAACAGGTCTGGGCTACCCGTTCGTTTGCATGAGTTTTGTTGGACCCATTTTGGCATGTCGTGGCTCCACTCGTAGCCCCTAAATTCCCAAGATTTAGTTATCATTTCTTTTTCCTTTTCGTTCCGCTTTTGATTGCGCGTTTTGCTGCCCGATTAATTGGTTTTAATCCGTCAGTTGATTTCTTATCTTTTCCTACTTTTGAGGGAAACGATGCCTTGCTTAGGTTGTTAGTCACAATTTATCCTCCCGCTCATCAAACTGGTGGGCCAGTCTGCGAAGCTCTGTTGCGGTTCCCTTGGTTATGGTGGCGGTAAATATCGGCTTACGGTCTTTGGCGTGTACGGCCTCTCCAGCTATGACTGCGTAAGTTGTGTCTGTAAGCTCAAAAGTTAGGTGATCCACCTTGAACTGTTGACGGTTGATGGCCTGTCTGGTCAATGCACTGTCCCCTCTTGGTATCCGATTGATCTTGTGATGCCGATCATAATTTCGGGCCACTTGTCTTCCATTTGGTATCCCTCAATGATGGTTGCGAAGATTGCGATCATTTGGTCTTCATCGATTTTATTTGGCATTGCATTAATGATGCGGTTGAATTGCTCTTCAGTCATGCGGTTGCCCTATCTGTTGATCAATAATATTATCGACGCCATTACAGATACGGATTAGCTCTGCGAGTTCTTTGTGCGGGTGTTTATGTGGGCATGTCCTGACGGCTTGATACGCCGCCTCATTTAGAATTTTTAGGTGTTCTTTGTAATCGGTCATTTCATTCTCCTCCTGAGTTCATCTGAATATGTCATGCCCTGATCGGCATAGTAGTTTTCTTTGGCTGGGTTCCAGCCTTTCATTGCTTTTCGCGCATTGCGGCAGTCTTGGATGATGTAGATGAGGGCGTCTTGATCGACGGTCTTGGCGTGGTCTGTCCACTTGGTGAACTCTTGTGCTGTTGCGCCTGACATTATAAAATTTCCTTTGCTGCCAATTTGATTAAAAGGTCTGATTTTTCCCATGCGCGGCTAACGACAGTATTTTCAATAGTATTTCTTGCGATCCAGTTATTACCAAGTTTGAAGACTGCGATATGCTCTGCGCCTTTTACACACCACTGAGCAGTGCTTGTTCCGAAACCGTTGCCGTTCCACTCAGTTCTTGATGTTTTTGTTAACTTGATCATCTCGTTTTCTCCCTGTTTATACAATTATATATAGGATACATTTACGGATACATCAAGGGTTATATGTAAAGTATTTAAAAAAAATTATGCTATCTCCAGTTCGATGATTGATTTGGCCTGATTGACTTGTTTGGCGGTTAGCCGCCTTGAGAGTTCCTGCGCTATTTGCAGTGGCCCCTCTGCGAGTTCATCTGTTGGCGCGGTTACTGACAGGCGCAGCGCCAGCGTGAATGCTTCTAGATCGCTCATTATTCTTTCTCCCAGATTGGTGGTGGGGCCGTAGCCCCC